GCCTACAAATGGTTCCTACTCAGTCCCTGGTGGTCTGACTATCGATCCTGCCGGTAATGTTCGCATCATGGGTATCCCTGTAATTCCTCACAGCCAAGTTACCTCTGGTAAGGCTTATGTGATGGATACAACTAAGTACCGCATCGCTCAGTCTTCTGGTTTGACTGTTCGCTCTTCTGAAAATGTGGCTGATGACTTCATCAAGAACCTCATTACTTTCAGAGTCGAAGCAAGAGCAGATTTGCTCCAGTTCCAGCCTACTGCTGCTGTTTATGGTAATATCTAACCCATAACTATAGTGGGAGGTGAAATATCCTCCCCTACTTTTATTGTATGCCGTATAGCTACGACTATTTTAAGAGAGAGTTCCTTGAACACATGACGAGGAATTTCGAATCTCATATTTTGATATTGGACATTGGAGCAGGATGTGGTACTTATGGCACACTACTCAAGGGGTTCTTTGAATACATTGATGGAGTAGAAGTTTATGAGCCTTATATCAAGGAGTTTGAACTTGATAAGATTTACAATAACATTTTTTGCAGGGATGCCTTAGATGTAAATGTTCATGCTTACGATTACATTATAATGGGTGATATTATCGAACACATGACATACTTTGAGGCTAAGAAGCTAACGACAAGGATTCATGCGCTTGATAAGAAAATGATGGTCGCTATCCCATACATGATGCCACAAGGCGCAGTAGGTGGTAATGACTATGAGATTCACAGGCAGGATGATCTGACCCATAAAATATTTCTGGAGAGATACCCGATGATGCATAACCTGTTCAAGAATGAACACTATGGTGTTTATATAAATTATTGACATGAAAATTCTCGCATCTATCCATCTCTACCCACCAAAGCACAACTGCGGAGGAGAGATGATGGCTCACGGAATATTTAAGTATTTACAGAACCAGGGGCATGAGGTTAGGGTGTTACTGCATCAAGCGAATAAGCATAGGATAACGACAACGTATACTTATGATGGCATTGATGTATTTCCTCCTAACGAGAATGTCATACAAAACTTATTTAGGTGGGCAGATGCAGTATTTACCCATCTTGATTACACGCATTGGACGATAAGCATGGGAAGGATGTACAGGAAGCCAGTATTCCATCTGATACATAACTCACATACTTATCCTGAGATAGCAAATTCTGATTGGACTCAATACATAGTTTACAACTCTGATTGGGTAAAGCAAAAATTAGACTATAAATTTCCTAATTTCACATTGACACCACCTGTTGATTATCGCAAATTTGATTTGGATATAAAGACAAGTGAGAATGAGTACATAACACTCATAAATGTGAATGAGAACAAAGGAGGCAAGATTTTAGGTGAGATAGCAAGGGCGATGCCAAATAAGTCATTTTTGGGCGTTCTTGGTTCGTATGACGAGCAAATAACTTATAATCTGCCAAATGTGAGATATGTTTCAAATACCACTAACATAAAAGAGTGGTATGCGCAGACAAGGATAGTGATAATGCCGAGTGAGTATGAGAGTTGGGGGATGGTGGCAACTGAGGCGATGTGTAGTGGGATTCCGGTGATATGCACAGAGGCAGATGGGTTGAAGGAAAACTGCGGAAAAGCGGGAATTTATGTTAAGGATAGGAATGATATTAAAAGTTGGGTATCAGAAATTACGAGGCTTGATGATGCCAAAGTGTACGCATGGGCATCACGCAAAGCAAAAGAAAGAAGCAGGGAACACGACCCAGAGAAAAAACTCTCGGAGTTCCACACCTGGTTCAAAGAAAAAGTACAAGGACACAAGCATTGACTATGGCGATATATATACATACCCTAACGAAGCTAAATGACTCAGGCATAGACCCTGTGAGCAGGACTGAGGCGAAGAACTGGATGAGGGTAGAATATACTGATGATGACACGCTGATAGATGGGTTAATCGACTCAGCGAGGAAGCATTTGGAGAAGTTGACAGGACTTGCATTGACAAGCCAAAAATATAGTGCCATCATTGAGACCACAGGGATAAACAGTCCTATTTGGGTGTTTGATCCTCCTTACGGCCCAATGTGGTGCGACCCGATAGTAAAGAAAAAGAATAGCATTAATGACTTTACGACATTAGTCGAAAATACAGACTACGAGGTGCTTGGGGACAAGATTTGGTTGTATAACCAAGGTTTTTACAAAATAGAGTACAATACAGGTTACACAGTCATCCCAGAGGACTTGACGAACGACATCAATACGCTTGTGGCGTGGATGTATGAGAATAGGGGTAAGAACTTCCAAGGTAGCGCAAGGCAAGACCTCGTGAAGCAATATCCTAACTGGGATGGGTTGAATTACCATCAGTATAAAAAAGTTATGATATAATGGCGTACGGCATCAACATATCGTCAGTCATCTCTAAGCTCAATAAGGACGCAAATAAGCTACTTCAGCAAGTGGACGATGAAATACTCAAGGGGTTGCAAGTAGTGGTCGTAAAAGCCAAGGCTGAAGCTCCTAATGACTTTAGAGGTGAGTCTATTGGTTCAACGATAAGTGTTGAGCGTACTGGGCAGTTTGCTTACAGCCTTGAGGCTAATAATCCATACGCCGCTTATTACGAGTTTGGTACAGGGCCTTCTGCCGCAGCATATCTTCCAAAGATTGAGCAAGAATGGGTGCTGATAGCGAGCGATTATATCAAGAACAAGAAAGGTACAATAAAAGAGGCAGCTTACTTATATCCTTCATACAATAGTGTTATGCCAAGGGTATTCGAAAAAATACAAAAGGACTTAAATGCTTGATACAAGTAACGCTATACGGACAATATATCTTAACAAGCTAAATGGGTTTCTGACCTATGATGGGAAGAATGTGCCTGTTTATGGCAATAAGGTATTTAAGACTGTTCCGAAGCGTTATGTGATTATTGGCGATATAAGTGAGAGTGCCAATAACAATAACCATTTGTTTATGAGTAATATTGATGTGGTTATTGATATATTTGCAGAGCAGTACATGACGTATGACAATGCGGTTGTGGATGACATTGCTTCCCAAATATTGAATATTCTCATCCCATCTCCTGCGGTAGTAAACATTGGAGATGCCAATTTCGAAATTTATCCAACGGCAAGAATAGCATCAAGGTATCTGCCTTTGGAGTCCGGACAAAACTTTATAGCAAGAAAGATAATAACAATCAGTAATTTAGTAAATCAAAAATAAGAGAAAATGGCACAAATCCTCGGTTCTGCCCAAAATGTCAACATAGATGTTGCAGGTGGCACTTCCTACAAACCATTGGTATGTTTGAGGACTTCCTCAGTTAATACTACAATGGACTCAACCACAGATCAAACAAACTGCGGTGTTCTTACTTCACCTTCTGAGCCACAGATGACAATCGACTTCGATGCTATCTGCGAAACGGCTGCTGCATCACTTGCTACCCCATCAGTATCTTACAAGGAGTTGCTGAGTGCAATGGTGAATAAGACACTTGTAGCAGTACAGGTGCAAAACCCAGTTGTATCTGGCTCAAGCGCAGGTGCATACTACTACCATCAGTTTTCTGGCTACATTACTGATTTGACATTGAACCAAGCTTCTGCTGAGTTCATGAACTTCTCAGGGACTATCCAGTCTTCTGGTGCGCTCGATATTACAGTTTAAGATTTAAATTATGAATTATATTCAGATTACTATTGGTAATCGGAAGGTAGGATTGAAGTTTGGAATGGCTTCTTTCCGTTACATTTCCGACAAATTTGTGGATGGTATTAGTTTTAATGGTGGCGATTTGAATGAGATTGGGGTAGCTCATCTCATTTACAGCGGATACTACAACAATTGCTTGGTAAAACAAACTCCAATCGATATGACATTTGAGGATGTCGTTGACTTTGTGGAAGCGAATCTCAATAACGATGAGTTTATGAAGGAGCTGACGGAGGTCATAAAGGTTTGGAGTGAAAGTGACTTTATAAAGCAGACTCAAACTAAGGATGAAGAGCCAAAAAAAAAGACCTCTCGTGGGAAGAAATAGAGGCATTCGCTTTCGGTGAATTGTGTCTACTCCCACGAGACTTCTACGATATGAGTCCGAGGCACTTCAGCTTGATGATAAGAGGTCATCAGGACAAAAAAGTAGACTCATATAGGCAAACTCGCCTGCTGATGTTTACAATGGTCAGGTTAATGGGAGACCCAAAGTCTGCGCCCAAGACACCTGAGGCATTGTGGGAACTGCCAGGTGATGAGAAACCGAATCAAATAAATGATGAGGAGTACAGAGAAATCTTTAAACGGCTAAGCAATGTCTGATGGAGCTTTAAGAATACCTATTACTGGCGATGCCTCGCAGTTTAAAGCTACGTTATCAGAAGTAGAGAGTTCATTAAAATATTTCAAGGAGAAGCTTAAATCAGCGAAGGGTGACCAGATTGGTAAGATAAATTTCACCATTTCTGGTCTTGAGGAGACTAAGAACGCATTAACGACATTCGGCAAGTTCGCTGATGGAACGCTCGGTCAATTATACCAAAAGTTAGAGCAATTAAAAAGCTTAAGGCTGACAATACAGGCAGATGCAACTGCCTTAACTCCTGTCAATAACGCTATTGACGAGACAACTAAGAAAATAAAAGACCTTCTGAATGCAGGGTTGCAGAAGCCAATAGTGGAGGCTGCACAAGTATCTGCCAATTCAATACAAGGTTTAAAGAATAGGATAGATGAGTTAAACCAAAAGAAACTCAATCTTGATGCAAAAGATGATTATTTAGAAATAGTCAAACTTAACCAAGAGATAGATAGGTTAAAAACGCAGATTAATAATCTGAATAAACTTGGATTAAAAGTAGATCAGACTATTGACCCTGCGGTTAATTCATTTAGAAACCTAACAAATACATCTAATAAAAGCAGACAAGCATTAACAAGTCTGTCACTTGTAGCGCAAGACTTACCATTTGGATTTATAGCCATTCAGAATAACCTTCCTGCGGTAATTCAGACATTCGGGCAGTTAAAAGCTGAATCAGGAACAGTTAAAGGTGCTTTATCTTCTCTTGCTTCAGGACTTGTAGGGCCAGCAGGCTTATTTCTTGCATTTAGCGTAGTTACCGGAGCTATAACATTTGCTATACAGAAGTATGGGTCATTGGGTGCGGCAATAGATGCTTTGACTGGCAAATATGTAGATTTAGGTGCTGTTGTAAATAGGGCAGCAGAGAGTTTAAAAGAATATAACGAGAATCAGATAAGCACAAGTGAGATTACAGCAAGAGCTGAAGCATCTCAAGCAGGACAGATTTTAAAAGCAAGAACACTTACTAATGTTGTATTAGATTTAAGCAAATCGGAAGATGTCAGAAAAAAGGCATTAGAAGGTTTGCAAAAGTTAGATGAGGAAAGATTCAAGAATTTTAATGTAGAAAAAGGTCTTTTAGATGGACTTACGGCAGCAACGGAAAATTATACAAGAGCAATTATAGCTCAAGGGGTTGCTTCAAAGTTTACAGATCAAGTATCTGCGACTACAGTAGAGTTAGAGAATCAAAGAAATGCTTTAGGTACCGTATTGACACAGCTTGATAAGTATGGAAACTTTCAAGAAAAAATACAAAGATTTAGAGCAGAACAAGCTCAAACAGCTGCACTGGGAGGTGTCCCAAGAGCTGCAAATGAGGAAGAAAGGACTATAGAAGCTTTAATTAAAAAACGTAAGGAATTAGAAGATGGCATTGTAAGTCTTGTTGGGCAATTAAATGAATATAATTCTTCTGCAAAAAACGCAATACTTACCGCATCTTCTCTTTCATCAGGATTAAAAAAGACCGGAGACTCAGCAGATGATGCTGCAAAAAAGACAAGCAAACTTAAAAAGGCTGTAAAAGATTTAGACATAGCTGAACTTGAAAGACAGGGAAGGATAGCTGCATTTAAGTTGGAAGAGCAGGCTTACAAAAACAGGCTAAAGGCGGTTGAGGACAATATAAAAGCAGAGAAAAAATTATTTGATGAGATTGAGAATAGATTTGAAGCTGATGCAGCAGAAGCAGATAAATTAACAAAGAAGGTTGCTCCAAATGCAAGTATTGAAAGAGCGACAGAACCGCTTGCGGAAGTTCAAAGACAATATCAACTTGCATTTACTGCTATCAATCAGACATTCTTTGAGCCTTTGCAGAACCTATTTGAGACATTTTTGAATACTGGTAAGTTTACATTCAAAGAGTTTACTAAGAGTGTGCTAAAAAGCATTACATCTATTGTATCCAAATTGCTTGCAACTGGAGTTATAACAGCTCTGATGAATTTATTGAACCCAGGAGGTATGCTTGCAAGTTTTGCAGGAGGATTCGGTGGCGGAGGTCAGGGAGCTAATCCTATTCTGAGCGCACTCGGAAATGTATTTGGAGCGCAACCAAGGCGGCCAGATTTTAATGGCATTAGACCACAAGGTGGAGGAAGAGGCGGAGAAAAGGTAGAATTTCAGATAAGAGGAACTAACCTTGTAGGCGTACTCAACAGGGCAAATGGAGAAATAAATAGAATTGGATAATGGCGTTTGCAGTAAAATATAGAATCAGTTTTATAACAGTACAGAATGTATCCTGTCAGGTAGATTTATCATTTGATGGGTATAGCGGTTCTATAATTGCTTTGAACGGAGCTGACAGACCATTTGTGCTTGAGGAGTTTAATACAGATGAGGATTTGTATAAGCCAATACGGCCACAACAGGCATTGATAAATTTCGTATCTCAATCAGGGGTATCCATGCTTGATTTCATTGGAAATTCAGATGAGTATTGCTTAGTTGAGTTTTATTACAATACAAATATGTATTGGAGAGGATATATACTTCAAGATAATATTCAAGAAGAATGGCAAGATCAAAACCATGTTATATCCCTTAGAGCAAGCGAAAACATAGGAACTCTTAAAAGCATTCCACTTGCTAATCTTGATGGTTCTGAGATGATAGGTAGGTTTTCTGCATTGCAGATACTTCAGATAGCTATGTCTGATGCTGTTACAGCTATACCTGCTAAGAATGTGTTCTTACAAGTTATTAGCAACTTGTACAATACGGCAATGAGTACATCTTCTCCAAGCCTAACTCAAGCATACATAGATGCAAGGACATTTAGCGTAGGAGATGGGGAGTACGATAATAAATATAACGTAATCGAGAAGATAAATAGAGCTTTTAGCCAAACTGTTGTTCAGTATGCAAACTCTTGGTATTATTATAGACCAGAGGAAATTTATACAAATCCATCTAATAGTTTAAAAAGATGGAGATACAATCCACTTGTTCTTCCACCAAGTGATTGGACAAGCGCAAACGTAAGATATGATTTAAACGTAGGACAATCTCAAAGCATAAAGCTTATTGCTCCGCAGATGATCAGGTTCATTAAGAGACCAACAAAAGTTGATGAAATAGATTTTAATTATGACTATCCATCAGAGGTTTTACCTAATCAGAATTTCCAAAGAGGAACATTAATAACTTCTACATCTACATATAAGACGTATACAATAAATAATTGGACTGCTTACAAAGGCACAAAGGATTCTCCTGTACCTACGACTAAAGCAAATTACAGGAAGGATATATTTGATGTATATGGGAACAAGACAGACTCATATATGTATCTTGAAAAGGAAGATAATCCTGCTGATGATAACTGGTTTCAATCGGAAGATGTGCAGGTATCAAGGAATGATGTTCTTGATATATCTTTTCTTTGGAGGTGGGATGAAGGCACATCTCTTATAAACCCAATACCTACATTTAAAGTAGCTCAAGTATTTTTTATACAATCAGGATCACCTGGGTATAGATTCTACTTAAACGACAAAGGAGAGTGGGAGTATATTTTAGGCGGTGTATTGGATAGCACAAATCCTGATAGGTATTTAAGGTTAAAGCCTGACAATTCTTCATTTGTAGCTAATAAGTATAATGAGAAATCGGTTTTAACTAATCCAATTCCGTATGATGGTACTATAAGAATTCTATTTACAAACAACACAGGCATATATTCTCATTTATGGACACAATTGCAGATAAGATTGCAGGGGTCTATAAATGGCTTAACAACACAGAATATAGCAGGAGAATTCGCAAGATTTACAAAGCCAGAGGATTTTAGGGGTAACTTCTATGATGAGATTCATCTTGCTGATACCACTAATAATAATTTTAAGGGATGCTTATTTGATAGTGCAGACAACAGATATAATCCTACTTGGTATCGTTTCCGTTACAATACGGAGAGTTTTTCATTTATGCGACAAAATCTTATTGCTCAATGGGAGAATAGCAGGTTCTACAGAAATAAGATAGATGCTACATTTTTCGGACTATCTCAGAGTGGCACGATGGTTGGTCTGATAAATACAATTAAATTTGTGGATGATGACCCGAATAAGCTATACGCTATCGTGAACATGAAAGAGATAGACTTTATTAATGAGACTTGGAGCGCAACGTTGTTAGAAGTGTATGATACAACAAGGGATAGCGGGGTGGAGACTACATATCCGACATATTTGCGTGACTTTATATATAAATAAATGGCAGATTTAATAAAAACAGAAGGACTTGTGTTGGCTATCACGGATGGAAGTGGCAACACTTATCCTTTTGCCTGCGCAAAAAGCTCAACGCTATCTATAACAAAAGATTTAATAGAACTTGCCCCAAAAACAAATGGGAAGTATAAAGAGTATATAGGGGGAAGGCAAACTGCTTCCATTAGCGGTAGTGGGTTAATTAAGATGAGCCAGAGCGTCATGCACCCAATTACATTCTTTGATGCATTTATAGAAGCCACAGATACAACTTATGTAGGATATGTTGATTTTATAGATGCTCAGAATAACTATAAATTGTATAAATTTACCTGCATAATTCAAGATTTATCCATTGATTCAACGTACGGAGGCATCCCTTCATACAATTTCACATTACAAGTTACAGGCGGCTTCACAGAGCTGACGATAGTTGACACTTATGTGGTAAGCGGTGGAACAATAACCGGCAGGTCAACTGCAACTCATAAAT